AAATGATTTTTTAACAAAGTCACATAAATTTGCCTTTCCCAAGGCATCATATTTTCTAACTCAGATAACGAATAATTATGATGTTGCATTAAAGCAAAGTTAAGCTGATACACGTTCGCTAGTGAATCGTGGCTCAGCCCGATGTAAAAAAAGCGTCTAGTCCCTCCAAGGTCATACTATCCTTTTTCTTACATTCTGGACAAGTCCATTTCACAGTATGTGTCAACTTGGGCAATTTTTGAAACCAATTCATAATTGTCTCAAGTTGTTTTTGATTCAAGTTTTCAATCCATTCTTCAATTTCATTTTGAGTGAAGTCCGAATAAACTTCATCTTTATCAAAAATATATTCAACGTTTGAAGCAACGAATTTAAATATAGAATCGGTTTTACTGAAATCAACATCAGCTGCGGCATCAATCCCAACCAGTTTCATTCTAATACCGACTTCATCAGTAATCATAATATTTCTTTCTGGCATTTCTCCATTAAAAGTAATATCATCAATATTAATAGTAACGTCAGTTGAATGATTACATTCGCTGTTACTATCACTATGTCTGATCTTCAATTCGATAACTTCTCCTACAGATCTTGCACGAAGTTGTAGAAAAAGAAACTCATAATCAAATGTTGCCAAAGACTCAATATCAAACCCTTCAGTCAAAACGCAATTAGAAATAATCTGTTTTGTAGAAAGAATCGTATCTTTCAATTCATCACTTTCAAGTGCCATCAAAAGAATCTTTTCTTCTTTTACCAGGAAAGGTCTAAATTTAATTTCTTCTCCTGTCGATGGTACAATGCATGTATATTCTGGCGTCGCTATTTGTGGTAAAGCCATTATTTAATACTCCAATCAAATTAAAAATTCTTGCGAAGAATACCAAATGGTGTTCTTACGTTCGCTTGCGCTCCGTTCTTATTTATAGTTAAATTTCCAAGTTTACTTGTGATTCTAGCTTGTAATCCATTTTTGCCAAATGACAATCCAAACCCAATACCTGCTCCCCCACCTTCTTGAAACTCTGCTCTATAGTTTCTGAATGACATGGTAACATTTAAACGAACAATATCTTCACTTTGCCATGACATTGAGATAGGAGCAATACTTATAGGATATGCGCCATTTAGTTTATGCACTGCCTGCAACTGTCCAGACATACCATATTGACGAATCTCAACGACTCCAACGTAATCGTCATAATATCCAAGATTAAACTTTTCTAGACCATTTCCTTTATAGTCATATCCTGTCCCAACAATTTGATTTTGCCATTCTTCAAAGAACTTCTTTTCGCTGAGAGATTCGCTACAAATAATTGACAGATTGACGTCACTATAGACTTGACCATAAGGAAGTTTAATAATTGGTCCATAATTTTTATGCTTATAATCAGCAGTCATTAAGTTTCTTCCAGGAATATCTGCCGCATCTATTCTAGCAGTAAGAGAGCGTGATCCTCCCCCATCTCCACCAAACAGAGCGTCTTTAACATATGATATTGCCTTGGCTTTTAATTTATTGATAAATCCGCCACCGCCAGCATCACTCTTTTTCTTGTCGGATGGTCCAGTAATAAAAACTTCAAAGTGAGATGCCTTTGCAACCCCACCTTTACCTAGTTCGCCTGAGAATTCGTTAATGTTAAATGCCATTAGATCATCTTCCTACTCTCTGCCCAAACTTTACGAGCTGTTGCTTTCTCAAACCTTTCAACTGGTAAGAATAAAGCAATGTCCCATTCGGCAGGATTAACTTCGATAAATCTGGAACGAACATTGGCGTTCAGATATCTTTTGAATGTTGGTTTAAAAATCTTATATTTGCTTGCTGAATTAAGAATATCATAAGACAATTTTAACTTTGTAGACTCGTCATATCGCTTATTATTAGACAAGTCATATAATGCGTCCATTAACTCTGCTCGTAATTTGTACGGAAGATAATGGAGATTAATTCCTGTAAATCCACCATCAACATTGGCAATCTTAAAAATAAGAGGGAATCTATCGTAATAGGGTAATGTTTTCTTATGTTTTGGATCATAGAAGAACATATACATAGAACCAATTCTAGCACGATTGGCTAATCTGCTTGTGTCTTTTCCGAGTTTGTTTGGAGTTACGCTAGTTCTTTTGGCTGCATCACGAAACCAATCACGTGATTGCTGTGTTCTAGCAGGAACTTCGCCAGCACGAACACCTCTAGCCAATAGATCGTCGAAAACTGTTGCCATTAATATTTAATTCCTAGTTCTTTTTCTGTTAGAATCATAAACTTCCATTTACGATCTGCGCAAAATTCCTCTGCCGCTTTCCATTTAGCACTATTTATACCCCATGTCTGCACTTCGTATAAATACTTCTTAGTAATTCTTTTTTGCGGTTTAGGTTCTTTTGTCTGTTTATTCGGTTTGACTTCAATCATTATAGTTTCAGTCTGATTATCTTTATTTTTAACACGAATGATAAAGTCAGGGAAGTAGCGATGCCAACGACCGTCAATAGGGGATTTGTAGGGTACAATGACCTCTTCCGAACTCCAGTATAATATACTAGGATTCAGATCAAAGTATTTCATACAGTTTGCTTCCCACAAACTCCTATAAATAATGTTAGTTGGATCGCCTTTGTATTTTTGAGGATACTTCGGGCGAAATTTACCACGATAAGCCATAAGGATATTTATATGGGTGTTAGTCTAAAAGGTATAGGCGAGAATATTAAGGGCAGAGCAATTAATGCCGCTCTTGGTGCAGTAAATAAGTCTATTTCGAATAAACTCAATTCTTTGCTTGGCGATAAACTTGGAGGGAAACAAAAAGGTTCTCCTCTTGCCAAATTATATAAAGATAAAAACTATGAAGATCTTGTATTCCCATTAGATCTAGACGACGAACATTTTATGATTATTAAAGTGATGGAACGTGTTCGTGACAATGCTTTCTCAAAAGGAACACTAAACGTTGTAAGAAACGTTGTTCTTCCTATTCCATCAAATCTGACCTCAGCATACACTCCGCAATATCAAAACGAAAATCTTGGTGCATTCGGAGCAGCAACAGCTGGCGATCTAAACTCTTCTGATGTTTCAGCTGGTCTAGCTGCAGCCGCTGATATGATACGTCAAGGTGCTGGTGGCGCTGCGGATGCAGTTAAGAATAAAGATACAGATGCTGCTCTTTCTCTGGGAGCTGCGGCTGGTCCAGCATTAGCAGCTGGGGCTGCAGCAAAGGTTGGTGGCGTTCTTGCTGGGGGTTTAGTTGCAGGCGGAACATCTGGTGGAGTTATCGCAGGTGCATCTAAAAGATTAGGTCTGGCTGTAAATCCACACCAAGCTGTTGTATTCCAAGGATTAGATTTTCGTTCGCATAGTTTCACATATAAGTTTATTGCCAAAAGTCAAAAAGAAAGCATTGCTCTTGATAAAATTGTAAATGGTTTAAAATATCATATGCTCCCATCTTATACAGCTGGCAAATTTGGATTTAAATATCCAGATGAATTTGAAATTGAATTTAGTGAATTACACAGACCATGGCTTTATGAAATAGGAACTTGTGTTCTTAAAAATCTTTCAATCAATTATAATGGTGAAGGCACACCCCTATTCTTTGAACAAACTGGAGCACCTGTATCAGTAGAATTTACCATGGAGTTTCAAGAAACAAAACTTCAAACTCGTGATAATTTCGATAAAGGCTCATTGAGGAAATAATAATGTCAAACTATTTTAGTTCATTTCCGACAACTATTCACGACCTAAAAAACGACTCACAAAAAGTCACGCTTACTAATATTTTAAAACGTTTTAAAGTCAGACCTTCATTGTCTAATATATTAAACTTGTTTTATGATTATGAAATACAGAGCGGCGATAGACCAGATATTATCGCTCACAAATACTATGGCGATTCAAACTATGCTTGGATCATTACATTGTTTAATGAAATCCACGATGTACGTTTTGATTGGCCACTCTTTGATCAAGACTTTGAAAATTACATTAGAGAAAAATATGGAAGTATTCCTGCAGCGCAAGCGCAGGTAAAAGCATATTACTGGGTTAAATCTCCTGATACTGTTTTAAATGACGGAACACGTATTTTAGCAAAAGAGTTTGTTGTTGATCAAACGACATATAATACATTACCTGAGTCAAATCGTAGAACGCAAACGATGTATGATTGGGAAGAAGAACAAAACGAATTAAAAAAGAATATTCGTATTCTTGACGAAAGATATTTCGAGCAAGTATTTGAAGAAGTTGAAGCGATTCTTGAGGAAGTATAATGCCTGAGGGTTATAGAAACGCAGGTGATGTTGAATTAAAAACTCTCACACTCGTTACAAATGCTGGATTACAAATTGATCTGCTTAAACTGTTTCGTGAGTGGAGCGTTTATCAAGACATGTTCTCGCATTATTTACAAACAGATATTTTAATATTTGACGCTGCTGGGACTCTAAACGCTATCGGCGGTATTACTGGCGGCGAATTAATTATCATATCATACAGAACAGGCGGTCCAAACGATAAGACCAAATACAAAACTCATGTGTTTGGTGTAACAGAAATATCCAATAGACAAACCGTTGACGAGAAAAACGAAATTTATATTCTTTCTGGCGTTTCGATTGAATCATATCAAACGATAGACTCTAAGGTTTCAAGAGCATATGGACATCCGCAGCCAACCCTTGTAAGTCAAATGATTGATAGTGTTACAAAAGAGTTTATGCGAAAGCCACTTGAGCCACTGTATAGCGAACTTAGTTCTACTCTTAAATATAAAATCTCTAAAACATATGATATTGAAGAAACTAAAAATCGTCAGAAATTCGTGATACCAAATATGAGAATAGACGATACAATAG